TTAACTCCTTATCTTCTCCAATTTATTCATCATATCTTTATCCATTTGCTCAGTAACATGACTATATATCTGTAATGTGGTTTTATGGTCTGTATGACCTACACGTTCCATAATCGCACGCAGTGAAACACCTAATTGCGATAGTAATGAGATATGGCTATGACGCATGGTGTGACTTGTCACATGCTTTTCTATTCCTATATTTTGAGCAGCTATTTGTATGTTCCTATTAATTGATGTAAGAGGTAAAGGGTTGCCTCTATGACTTGTGAATATAAAGCCCCTATCCACATACATAATTTCCCATTGAACAGCTTTCTTATTTTCTAACATAACCCTACGTAAAATGTCACAACTTCTAGTAGTTAAAGATATAGTACGATAAGATGACGCTGTTTTTGTGGTATCTTTGAAACCTACTTTGTTACCATCTTTGCGCCAGTGTATAGTGCCGTCAATAACAAGCTTCTTATTTTCAAAATCAATATTATCAGGTTGAATTGCTAGGAGTTCGCCAATACGCATACCATTTAATACTTGAAATTCAACTATGTAAGCAGTAAACAAGTATGACCTTTTCATATAGCTAGCACGCTTTTTTATTCGCTATACGATTTAATTCTTCAACGATAGCCAGAACTTCAGCCATTTCTAAATAATTTTCACGTTTAGCTTTAACTTCTTCTCTTGTAGTCGCTTTTTTAGGCATAACAACATCATCTATGTATGATATATCAGTGATGTTATATTTCTTTTGAGCATAACGGAGTATATTTTTGATGATACTTAAATCATCTTTAACTAATTTATGACTTAGTCCATCTTTTAACGAGGAGTTAATTAAATCTTGTATAACATCAGCATTCATATTTTCAACAAGAATATCTTTGTCTATGTTTCTTTTGATGTGAGCCACTTTATAGCTTTTAGTGGTAATGGTGGACTGTTTAGATCCAGATGTTAGCTTATAACGCTCAAACCACTCATCACATGCAGCATGAAAAGTTAGCGTTTTTAGGTTAGTAGGTGTCTTATCATTTAACTTAGCCTCTATACGCTCGTTTAAGCGTTTCTGAGCCTCTTTCTGTGATTGCTTACCATTCTTATTAAGCACCACGCTAACACGTCGCCATTTGTTTGTGAGTGGATCTTTATACTTCTCATAATAGCGATATTTAGTTTCACCATGTTTATTAGTAAATTTCTCATGCCACATGTGATCACCTCCAAAAATTTTAAAAAGTACGTGAAGATACCCTAGTATTAAGTATTTGTTCTATAACATTGAGTTCTAATCGATTAGGAAGATGTTTATTTAAGTACTATACTCCATCTAATTCGTCAGAGATATTTCTAAGTATTTTTCCTACTTGATAAGTATTTATATCTTTCGGTAAAGAATGTTTAAAATAGTTATTGTTATTAGTTTCAACTTCATAAGTAATTTTATTTAGTTTTATTTTGCAATTTAAAATTCTCAAATATATTCTCCTTAATAAAATTTTTGTCTTCTATTTAAAGTTATATAGCATTATTAAGATGATTATTATACATATACCATACAATATACTCCAGATAGAATAAGTTTTTGTAGTGATGCTACCATCTGTTTTTATAAACATATAAACGTTATATAAGAACAATATTAAGCATATGCACCATAAAATCATAAGACAGCTTATAACGATAATCACTTTTTATGCCTCCCGTATATTTAGAGCCATTAAGATGATGCTAATTAAAATGGTCCAATTCATAAACGCTTAATGGTTCAAGTATAGTTATTCAAATATTGTAATGCTATATTACACTCCTAAATAGTTTGAAGATATATAATTTATAAGATATCCCATCAAACATAGCACCCCGATGCTTAATATAAGCACCGAGATAGTCCTACAATTATTCTTATAATACAAACCCTCGTTTTGTGCTAAAAAGAAACTTAGTACATATAATATGATGCTGATCAAAAATAAAACTATGATAAATATTAGCATAACAACCTCCTTTTAAATGATTACAGTTGATAAGAAATTACTTTTAGAACTATGTATCTAATTGTTTAGCAATTTCTTCTAATGTGTATCTAATTTCTTTTAAAGTATGATTTTCTGAAAATGTATAAGTAAAAGTTCTCCCTTTATTTGTTTTTGCAGTAACAGTATATAAATCACTATCATATTCATAATTTATTTTATAGTTTAAAATTTCCATGATATAACCCCTTTTTAATTTAAAGATTTTTATACCAGTATGTAACTCCCAAAATTTATTATTTTCTTATATATATTATGGTGTATTAGACATTGTTCGATAGAACCATCACCTTAATTAATATTTAATGAAATTTTATACTACATGTGAATGTGTATTCTTAGTCATTATTATAATTAAATGTAATTTCTTTAGTTTTCGAATTTATATCAATTAAATAATTTTTTGGGAAATTAATTTCAAAATCGGTTAAGCTATTTTTTGTCTCTTTATAAAAAATTTCTCCTACTATTGAAAATGATCCCAAAACGCCATTTGATGAACGGATACCTTCAATTGTATTTTTAGTTATAAAAAATTCCAAATTAGTTAAATTGATAATTTTCCAATTTTTTCTAATTGAAATCACTTCTTTTTGATTCGTGAATTCAGTTAAGTCATCAATTGCAAGTAAAGGCATAGTTATATCAGGGTTTCCTGTACTTTCATATAATTTTTCTATAATCAAGTCAACATTATTATTATCTACATCTAATTGATCCATAATTTTATCAGAATACTTACTTTTGATATAGGTTTCAATAACTTTATATATAAATTCTTTATCTTTATTATCTAATTGAATAAATGATTTAGGTTCACCATTAAAATAATCATATTGTGAAATAGGATATACTTCTTCAATATCAATATTATAGGTGTTTTCATTTTTTAGTCCGAATGTTATAGGTGCTTTTTGTTGGTTAAATAGCCAGTTTAATGAATAATAAGGTTTGTTTATCATTGAATTTTCTTCAAACATGCCCCGTTCAGATAGCAAAAATTTTACAAAAGGATATGGCTGAACTTTAATTCTTCCTACTAAACAAAAGACAATATATTTTTCAGCCACTAGCATTTCAAAAATATCATCTCCACCATAAAGAAATGAAGATAAATTATATAGATAGTCACTATTAGGGATAGTTTTATTATTTTCAACCATAGATATATACGCACTACTAACTTCTAATTTTTCAGCAATTTCTTTTATAGATTTCCCTCTATTTAAACGTTCTTTTTTCAAAAAAGTTCCCAGTTCATACATTAAATAATTTCAGCCTTTCTTTTAATTTATAAGTTAATGATAGCATTTAAATTGTTTAAAGTTAAATAAAAGTTGACATATAACTTAACTTAAGTTAATTTATAAATATAGCTTAACTTATTTGTTTATAGAGCCTATAAATAACGATATTGTTAAGTTATAAGTAGATAATTATTTAAGTAGGGGTGTCATTGGAAGCTAAAGGAAAAGTATTGAAATCAGAAATATTTTCAAATGGATATTCTATAAAAGAATTTTCTGAGAAAGTGAATATTTCAAGAACTTACATGAGTTCAGTAGTAAATAATAAGAAAGGAGTTAGTCCTCAAAGCGCGAAAAATATTGCTAACTTATTGAACTGTAATATAAGCGATTTATTTAAAGTTACAGATGAAAAGGGGAATTAATAAATGTCACATATTAAATTACAAGAATTACCAACTAAACAGAATACTGCACTTGAAGAAAAGCAAATCGTATTCCCAGTTAAGTATGCAAAGCCTAAATTATTAAGTGAGTTATTTAATTGTAGTTATTCAACAATTCGAAGATTGCTCATTTCATATGATGAAGATAATTTAGGCGTAGAGAGTATGTATTTTGATATTAGTAGCACACTCACACTTGTGAATGTAGAAAAGTTTGAAGAATTTTTAAAACGTAAACACAAAAAATATTTATAAAAAGATTGAAGGTGATATAACATGGCCAAATTTTTATTCAGACTAATTTTAATTTCAGTAATCTCATTCCTTAGTGGTTGGTTACTGGGAATACATGTTGCGTTTGCTATTTATTTATTAGGAAGCACAATCGCATTATTAAATTATGAAAGCGTGGAGGTTAAATAAGGTGCAAATTAAACAAAAATATCAATTATCAAAAGTGGTTCAAGTATTAGAAAAAGTATTATATGAAAAAGATAAGGACATATTCTTATCAGCGAAAGATAGTTTTCATTTTATTACAGATTATCACTATAACGATACAGCGTTTTACGAACATATTTTGAAACTCGTTCATAAAGAGTTGTTTAACATTCTTGCTGAGGTAGATTTTGAAGATGAGGCGTTTTCTATTCTCGATGAAGTAACAATGACATTAAGTGATGTTATGAATGAAGATAAAGAAATTTACTACTATTCAGTTGAAGATAGTACAGGTGAACAAAAACACACAACAGATCGTGAAGGTCATGTGATTGGTATTTTAGAATGGGCGTTGGATTATATTGTAGGCAATATTGAAGTGGAGTGATTCAATGGCTGCTAAATTAGATGTGAATAAACAAAATATCATGCACGCTATCAACTGGATTATTAAAAATGAAGAAGAAATTATATTTGAAAGTCAAAGTCAGTTAAGTTTCTTCAGTTGTGAAGATTTGGAAAAAATAGACTACTGCAAACGTACTTTAGAAAGTTTAATTGAAGCTAAAGAAATCTATAATAAAAAAATTAGTTGAGGAGTTAAACAACAATGGAGTGGGAATTAAGAAATTTATTTGATGATTTAGAAGTAGTACAAGAGAAAATTAATGATGTTGTAACATCTTTTGTATGGTTTGATGATGAGTATTTCACACATGAACCTAATCATATGTTAACTAAAAAAGAAATATATACGCATGGCTGGAATTATCACGAGCACCGTATCAAAAACACACAGGTTATTGATTTAATGCTTATGTATATGAAAGATTTTGACGACATTATGAAAAAAATCCGTGAAATAGAAAAATGCGCATCTGATGTAAGTTTGACGACAGAATCAGATAACGCATAGAAAATTAATAAATTAACAGAGCAGTTAATAAAATACTCTTTATATATTGTATCATTTTCTGCTCTGTTAATCACTAGAGGTGAACAAATTGAACAAAATAAAGCTAGAACACGATACCCAAGTATCAGTGGTTTGGTATAACGACCTAGATTCTCGTTCCTTTAAAAATTTTTCTCAACCAAAATGGAGTGAGTTAATTAATAGGTTATCAATACCACAAAATAATACTAATAAGTATGCTCGTGGTGTAGCTGTATACGGCGATATAAAAGATGGTACTGATGAAGATGGTAAAGAATACAAAAAGTACCGTAATAATGACAATGTAATTTATCGTGATGTCCTAGTATTGGACTACGATGACATACCCAAGTTGAGACCACTACATGATGCAATTACAGACGCTTTAAAAGGCATTGCGTGGTTTTGGCATACTACGTTTAATCACCAAACGGAAAGCCCTAGAATACGCTTGTATGTGCCATTGAATGAGCGTCTCAATGCAGATGATTACCGTAAGTATACAAAAGTGTTGGTAAATAAAATAGGTCACCCAGTAGATGAGGGGAGCTTTCAACCTAGCAGAGCGATGGCGTTACCCGTATATCAACAAGATAAATATCCGTTCTTATATCAACATAGTGACGCCCCAATTTTGGGGACTAAAATGTTAGAAGAATGGTTTGAAAAATATAAATCACAACACAAGGGATCAACTAAATTTAAATATCCTAAACGTCGTGACAATGACTTTTGGAAGTCAATTGCCTTTGGGGTCTCAACAGGTAACCGAAATCAAACACTAACATCTTTGATTGGTGTATTACTCAATAGACGTGTACCAGATCCATTAGTATACGCATATTGCTATATGTGGAATGAAAATTGTAATCCTCCAATGAGTTCTAGAGAGTTTAACGCCACATTTGAATCTATATACAAACGAGAACATCGATAAGGAGGCATTTTATGGCAACATTTCCAGATTATTTGGAAAATAAAACAATATTTGATGAAAAAGATTTCTTTGATGGGAATAGATTTAAATTTTATGAATTCGCATTATTTTTATATGAAGAATATCACGGTTGCTATATTGATAACCGTCCTCATGTATTTACAGGTAAGAAATATGAGCCGTTAAATATAGATGTTGTTCGTAAAATGACTATTAAATATATTCCATCCTTAAGAGAACAGCAAAATAAAGAAGTTTATCAAAAGTTAAAAACTTTATGTTTAGGTAATCATCAAGAACAATGTTCAGCACGTTATATAGGTTTGAAAAACGGAATATATGACACTGTTGAAGAAAAGTTGAATCCTTTTAATCCTCAATACTATATAACTAATATTATTGATGTTGATTTTGATAAAGACGCGCAAAGTGATTTGATAGAAAAATTCATCAAAGATATTTCAAATGAAGATGAAGAAGTAGAACAATTAATTTATGAAATGATTGGCTACGGTTTATACCGTGATAATTTCCTACAAGTTGCTTTCTTCTATTATAGTCCAGGTGGTAATGGTAAAACGACATTACTTAAATTATTGCACCATTTCTATAACCCAGAGAATACAACGGCGTTATCCTTTAATGATTTAAACGATAAGTTTAAACCTGCTAACTTGCAAGGGAAATTAGTGAATATTGCCGATGATATAGATCCAAACAGAATTAGAGATACAGGTAACTTCAAGATTATTGTTACTGGTAATTACATTACATTTGAGTTTAAAGGGCAAGACGCATTTGAGTTTAAACCATATGTAAAACTCATATTTGCTAGTAATGAATTACCAATGAGCAATGACAAGAGTGAGGGGTTTTATAGACGTATGGTAATTATCCCTATGCTGCGTAAATTTGGTAAAGACGGACAAAAGAGAGACCCGATGTTACTAAATAAATTGATAACACCACATAATATGTCAGCTTTGCTTAATTTAGCATTAAAAGGTCTAAAGAGAACGCTAGAAAACAACGAGATAATAGAACCTCAAATTGCTAGAAAAACCAAAGAAGAATATCAGCATGATAATAATCCAGTACTACAGTTTATCGAAGATGCAGAAGATAAGGACTATAGACAATTACCAGTAGTTGAGGGAAGACCAACAAACAAAACATATGAAATTTATAATATATGGGCTCCTAACAATGGTTATATGTTGCTTAATAAATCTAATTTTTCAAAAGAAATGGGACGACTTGGTTATAAAACAAAAATGAAGTGGTCAAAAGAAAAACAAAAGTCAGTTCGTTTTTATTATAAAGATACTACTGAAAATTACTATGATTTTGACGGTCAAAGTCTGTAACTTTCATTTGAGTGAAAGGTTTTTAAGTAATGTGAAAGGTATAAAATACTTGATGCTTTGGGGTTTTATGATGTTTCCTTTCACCTTTCACTTATATATTAATTCAATAGTAATTCATATAAGAAAATAAAAATATACAATATAGCAAAACTACTGAAATGTGAAAGGTATTATCTATAAACATTGATATGACAGCTTTAATTTACATTTCACTGTTTGATATTCCTTTCATTTAAAGGAGCAATGATATGAACAATGTAAAAATTAAGATTATTAAATATATAACAGAAAATGCTGGTACATCGTTTGTGGAAATAGAAAAAATATTTGATGAGAATCATTTTGAATACAAAGGGAACGGAGCTTATACCAGTGCAGAGAACAATAACATTATATTTTGGTATGGGTGGAACGAACAAGCTTTTAATGTCGTTAGCAGCTTAGTTAATGAAGGATTAATAGATATGAAAATATGTGAACCAGTCATTTATATGGTTGATGGTAAAGAATTAAATTTACCAGTTTTAAAGTCATATGATATAGATACTTACCACTGGTTACCAATTACTTTTAGTGTAAATAAAGAGGTGGCGTATGAATAATTTAAAAGATAAAGTATTAGATTTTATTCGAGAGAACGAAAGCACTTATATATACGAGTTAGAACCACTATTTGATAAAGCATGCGTACCCTTTGAGGGCAATAGATCACTTACGTTTGATGGTGATAAGAATAGAGTATTCTTCTATCACTGCACAACGGAATCAGGTTTAGTTATACAGGAGTTGTATCAAGAAAATAAAATATCAATTGTTCACAACCCACGATATGTTGAGAGGTATTTATTAGACGGAAAAGTACCACCATTACCATTGGCTATCACCGAAGATGTAGATAAGCCGTCGTGGATACCTGTAGTATTACGAATAAAAGATAAAGGAGCAAACTAAATGAATGTAGAGATTATCGCAAATCAATTTGAAACAAGAGCAGCTACGTTATTAAGGTACTACACAGGATTGTTAGATAGCAGTAGAGAAAACCACTTCGCTTTTAAGATATATAATGATCCATTTGATATGGTTTATGTGATGATGAACGGGAAGTTATTTGGTCATGTATATATTAAAGATTGCAAAGTAAGAAAGTCATTCGAATTAGCGTCTAGTAAGCACACAGAGGGGCTAATAAGAAGTGTTGAGGGATATTATAACGGTTTTGAAATACACGATGATATGCGCCTATCTATTAGTGATATGATGGCAAGTCAATTATTCGAAAATGAGTATTTCATTTATGAACTACAAACATTCTCAGAAAGTAATAACACAGATATGTTCACTTATATTGAAAGTGGATTAAATGTTGAAGAACTTGAGGGAGTTCAGTCTAGTAACGCTGATGTGATAGGTAATATCGAAATATTATATCAATTAGCTACTGGAATTAATAAACCTGCACAAGAATTAGTTGAGGGGTTGAAGTTGGTTACTGCATTTGTACAAGATGAGAACGCTACACAAGACGATTACAAGACGTTAGAGCGTAAGTTAAGTGAGTTGAAAGAATCGTACTATAGTGTGAGTAAGTAGGTTAATAAGGAGTCACATGTAGTGTGTGGCTCCCATATAAAAACTAAAAAAAGCTAAGTGTCTAATTTTCTTGAGGGGGACAAAGCGCAAATATTAAAGAACATACGTTCTCTATTTATAGTGTGTGATAGTATATGAAAAGCACTTATAAAAGTTGTTATTTCAATGTTTATTAGGGTTGTTAAGCATAAAATAAAATGAGTTAAAACAAGAACATAAGTTTGTTTTTTGGTGTAATTTTGATATAATTAGAGCGTGAGGAAAAATTAAATGTATCATTACCGTTTTAAGAAGTTAGTAAACAGAAAGGGAATACTAAACAAAACGAGGAATAAAACATGATAGATACATTAAATAAAAATCAATCTGTACCAACCGAATATTTAAGAATTTTCGATACTATTCAAAACTCAAAAGATAAGTATATAACTAAGTCCAAGATACTTAATTTAATGGGGTATGAATCCAACTCAACTAATGAAAGATGGTTAAGAAATGCTATTAGTAAGCTAATTGATGATTATGGTTACCCGATTGGGTGCAGCTATAAAAAGCACGAACGTGGGTACTATATCATCACTACTGATGAAGAAAAGCAACGAGCAATGCAAAATCTTAAGAAGTTAGCAGACGGTAGTATGAGACGCTATGAGGCTTTAAAACGTATCGAATTATAAAATTAAAACGAAAGAGGTTTATATATGTACAATACAAACGCAACCAAAACGGGAAGTGCCTACGACGTACTTTTTAATGATCGAAAATATAAAGATTTATTGGATAAAGTAGATGAGTTTTTAGAAGAAACATTCATTATGTATCAACGTGGTTATAGATTAGATGCGATTGATGAGAAACAAAAACCGAAAGTAACTCAAATTGAAAACGAATTTAAACAATTTGCTAGTGATAAGATTAAGAATATTGAAAATCGTTTAGAAGAAATCGAAAAGGAATCGACAACCGAAAATATTTCAAACCCACAAGCTGAATTAATTAATAGACAAAATTTAAAAGCTCGACTTTCTTTTTACGATAACTCAGAAATCATTGAGTATGTCAGAAATGCTGACCCTAAAGAAATAGGTGTATATGAATTAAGTTTATTACAAAATATTTATGAGAATCGTTTTTCTGAAAATGAGCAAGGGCAAATTTCAGGTACTTTCACACAATTAAAACGAATGGTTTTACACCCGTATGAAAATGATGAAGAATATAACGATTTAGCATATCAATATAATATTTTAAGACAAATCGGTATGGAGAACAGAGGTTCAGTCATTAACAAAGATAAAGACGGTTACGTTGTTATCAAACCATTGGCAGACAGATATAACGAGCAATTAAAACATGCTAAAGCTAAAAAAGATGGTGCAAGAAAGCAAGCATACGCGTATAGACAATAAAATATTACTCAAATGCCTATCCTTTATTGGGTAGGCTCATTCTATATAATGGGGGTATTATCGTGCAGGAAAGTATTAACAAACCGTATCAACAAACAAAGATATCTGAATATGAGTTGTTGACCAAATACAATCCAAAGTATATCAATTCTAAAATTAAATTAGCACAGTCACACATTGAGGAGATGTATCATTTAAGCACTTCGATAACGACATGTGACGATATTATGGGAGTGATTTCTGTCTCATATCCAGTTGATAAACTTGTGATATGGATTTGTGAAAAGAAAGCTGATTTGAAACGATTTAAAAATGATTCATCGGTACGTCTATCCTTATTAAAGCAGGTGCTAAATACCTATACAAAAGAAGAACGACAGCAGGTGGTTAGATACATGCAATCACATGGACGTATAAAAGAACACAGGCTCATTGAACGATTACAGGTAGATTTATACAATGTTTATCTTAACAAGTCTATAACAAAGGCTAGCGAGCCACAACAAGCTATGGTGGTGTGATTATGTTTGTTGGTGATAAAGAGACGCTTAAAACATTTATATTAAACTATCATAATTACGTGAATGATGTTGAGGAAGAGGTTTCTGCTGATGATTTCTTTATGTTGAATGTTGATGTTGAGTTATATTCATCGGAAATTACACATACTGATAACCATATTTACATGAATGAGCTAGAGACATTAGTAGACCGTATTTGTACACAAAGAGAATTGATTTTGTTTTTACTTTTGCGTAGTGGACGATCCAGCAAAGATATAGCACAAATTTTTGAATTATCTGTGAACAGAATCAATCAACTTACTAATCAATTAATAGATAAAATTATAGAAAATAAGGAGTGGTTAAATGGACAAATTAACGCCCAAACAAGAGCGATTTGCGAATGAGTATATTAAGACACTCAACGTTACGCAAAGCGCTATAAAGGCAGGATATAGCCCTAATAGTGCACATGTAACGGGTAGTAGGTTGCTGCGCAAAGAGAAAGTGGACGAATACATTAAAAGTAAGAAAGATGAGATAATGGACGATACCATTTTGTCTGCAAAAGAAATATTATACTTACTTACTAAATCGGCTATTGGTGATGAGACAGAGACTAAAGAGGTTGTGGTTAAGAAAGGCACATTCGAACGTAACCCAGACACTGACAAAATGAACTTAGTTTACAATGAACATGTAGAAATGGTGGAAATACCTATTAAGCCTAGTGATAGATTGCGTGCTAGGGATATGTTAGGTAAGTATCATAAGTTATTTACTGATAAAAAAGAATTATCCACTGACACGCCTATTATTGTAAACATTGGTGATTGGCCGGAAGATGAGGAAGAAGAAAAACGGAAAACATTAGATGAACTACATGAGCAGCACCCTAACAGAACAATGATTATTGATGATGTACCATTAGAGGACTGTTAACTATGAATGATACTGCCGATAAATTAAATATGATAAGCATTGAAGATATGTATAACAGAGCGATGGCGATAAAGAAATGTTCCGTCATCTATTACGATAATCTTATGAATGATAAAGAGAGTGCAGTGTGGCATACGTTGAGTAAAACACAAAAAGGTTTAGGAGTAATACTACCGTTTAACTTAATGATTGCCAGAAATGGTGTGGATAGGCGCATAGTACCATCTATAAAATTGAATGATGATAGGATATTTATTTATCCGAATAGATAG